TAATGGCTATCCGTTTGTTTGGCTTTACTTTAGGTTCAAAAGACGTTGTTCAGCAAGAAAAACCTGAGCAACAATCTTTCGTTCTTCCTTCCTCAGCACAATTAGATGATGGTGCTGTTACCATTACACAAAATGCGTATTATGGTACTTACGTTGACCTTGAAGGTTCAGTTCGTAATGAAATTGAACTTATCACTCGTTATCGTGAAATGTCTAATCATCCAGAATGCCAAATGGCTATTGATGAAATTGTCAACGAAGCTATCACGCATGATGATCGAGGTAAAGTAGTTGACATTATTCTTGATAATTTGAAACAACCTGAATCAATTAAAAAGAAAATTATTGAAGAGTTTGATAATGTTCAAAGAATGTTAAACTTTTCAAATCTAGCAGATGATTTATTCAAACGTTGGTACATTGATGGTAGAATGTTTTATCACGTTGTAGTCAACGATAAAAATCCAAAAGAAGGTATTCAAGAGTTGCGCTATATTGATCCACGCAAGATACGTAAAGTGCGTGAAATTAAAAAAGATCGTGATCCAAAAACCGGTGCCTTAGTCATTCAATCTACTGCTGAATATTATGTATTTAATGAGCGTGGTACAACAACACAAACATTTACATCAAATGTAAATCAGGGTCTTCGTATTGCACCTGAATCTATTATTAATATTAATTCTGGTTTGATGGATGCAAAAAATACTTTTGTTATTTCGTATTTACATAAAGCAATCAAGTCCCTCAATCAACTTCGTATGATTGAAGATGCGATTGTCATCTATCGTATTTCACGAGCGCCTGAGCGCCGAATTTTCTACATCGACGTTGGTAATTTACCAAAAGGTAAAGCTGAACAATACCTACGTGACATCATGGTTAAGTATCGCAACAAAATGGTTTACGATGCTAATACTGGAGAACTTCGTGATGAACGAAAGCATATGTCAATGCTTGAAGATTTCTGGCTGCCTCGTCGTGAAGGTGGTAAAGGGACAGAGATTACTACTTTACCAGCTGGACAAAACCTTGGTGAATTAGAGGATGTAAAATACTTTCAAAAGAAGTTATTGCAATCACTTAACGTTCCATATTCACGCTTAGAATCACAAGAAGGTGGTCTTGCTGGTCTAGGTCGTTCACAAGAAGTAACACGTGACGAATTAAAATTTGCTAAATTCGTTATTCGTTTACGTAACAAATTCTCTCAACTATTCGATGAAGCGTTAAAAATACAATTAGTATTAAAAGGTATTTGTACATATAAAGAGTGGGATGAATTCAAAGAAAACATTTATTACGACTTCCGTAAAGACAATAACTTTACCGAACTACGTGAAGCTGAATTGCTTCAAAATAGATTGCAAATGGTAGGCATAATTGATCCATTTGTTGGTCGATATTTCTCTAATCAATATGTCATGAACAAGATATTGATGATGACAGACGAAGAGATTGAAGAGATGCAAGAAAAAATAAAAGAAGAAAAAGAGACTCTTCCGCCGGAAATGCAAGGACCTATGGCAATGCAGCAAGCACAAGCTGATCAAGAACAACCGGCAGGACAAGATACTCAAGCTCCACCTGTAGATAACACGGTAGATAACTCTGAAGAAACAGAATCATTAACACCTCAATTAGATGACGATGTAAACAGATCCGTGGTTAGTATAAATAATAGACGCAAATAAGAAAGGTTATTATGCAAATTCAAGATATTATTAATAATATTGCTGCTGGTGAAAGTGTGGCAGCAAAAGAGAGTATAGAAAACGTTTTATCCGCAAAAGCGTTTGGTGCGCTACAAGGTCGTAAACAAGAAATTGCATCTGCTCTTTTTGGTGGACAAGAGCAAGAGTCTGAAGAAGAATCAATGGAACAGTAATGAAATCATTACTTGAATTTAAATCTATCGTAGAAGAAGAGAAGTCGGACTATTCAAAGTTTGACGCTCTTGTTCGCGCCGGTCTTGCAAATAAAGCGCAGTTGGCTCGTATTCATAAAATCTTAGATAAGATGGGTGAAGAACGTCCACAGTTTAACAATGCTGATCGTGAAATCATGCGTAATTTGTTTAACCGCATGGTAGATTTGGTTTCAAATAATAAACAGATTTTTGGAAAAGCAAGACAAGCAGTTCGTGAAGAATTGCAAGAAGCAAGAACAGATAGTGTAGGTTCAGCTTTTCCATTAGTACCTGAACCACCAGCTGTTCTAGTTGTAAAAAGAAAAGCTGTAAGATTATATCCAGATGGCACGAGAGTCGCACTTTACTGGAGTGACAAACTCAAAAAGTATTTTAGTGTACCATATGGACCAGCTATTGATTCTTCAATTCAAGCTGAAGAATACATTAAAGAATTAGTTGAAAGTGAAGAATTATTGCTCAATGACGGCAATGTTATTTCACTCAACGAAGAAACAAAACATCAAATTTTAAAAACATACAATCGGTTAGAAGAAGATAACAAAGAAGTTTTTTGGCAACAACTTACCGAATCTGTAACAACATTTGGAAAAGTTCATGAATTTTGTAGAGTTAATTCTTCAGAATAAATTAGACGAAGCCAAAGAACTTATCTTTGGAAAACTAGACGAAATAGCTTCATATAAACTTGAAGAAGTTAAACCATTTGTTGTCGATGAAATGTTTGAAGAGATTGAAGTTGATGAAGAAGTTTTGGAAGAAGCGGCTAAGAAACGAAACTCAAATATTGTTAAAATGGGTAGAGTTCAAAAGATTCGTCGCCGTATTCGTCGCAATAAAAAAGGTAAAATTGTCGTACAAAAAAATGTACGCAGATCAGCAATAAAAGGATATCGTTTGTCTGGTAATACTGTAAAACGTATACCAGCAACAGTAAGACTCCGTAAAGCACGTTTGTTAAAACGTTCTTGGAAAACAACAAGAAAAGCAAAATTAAGACGAACATTGATGAAGAGAAAGATGTCAATGCGCCGTCGTAAATCTATGGGAATATAATAAAATGGCATATTACGAAATTACAAATTCTCTAAAACAAAAAACATTGATTCGTGTTATTGGCAATGGTAATGCACGAATCAATCTTTCACAGATGGCTAAAAATGCTGGTGAGAATGTTCAGTCTGCCGACATTTCGGTTGTTTCTGGCGTCACAGAAGGTGTGTGGAAAGTTTATCGTGGTAATGATGCAAATGGTAATTTGATTTTTGAGCTTCCAGCTTTTTCAAATTTTACAATGACTGAACTTGATTCTTCAATTGCGAACTCATCAACATCAAATGTATTTGTTACAAACTCTGGTGCTACTGGCACACTGTTTATTCAAATGTCAAAAACTTCAACATTTACTCCAGCATTAGATAGCGTTTAAGGACTTCTATGAAACTCATTAAAGAACACATTGAAAATGTAAAATATCTTACCGAAAAAACTGAAGACGGTAAAAAGAATCTTTATATTGAAGGCATATTTTTGGTTGGAGATTGTGTAAATCGCAACAATCGTATGTATGAAATGAAAACCCTTCGCAAAGAAGTTGCGCGATACAATGAAGAATACATTAAAACAAATCGTGCGCTTGGAGAACTTGGTCATCCAGATACGCCATCATTAAATCTGGAACGTGTGTCACACAAGATTACTAGTTTGACAGAAGATGGTAATACATTTATTGGCAAAGCACTCATTATGGAAACACCATATGGTTTGATTGCCAAAAATCTGATTGAGTCTGGTGTCGGTCTTGGTGTTTCATCCCGCGCATTAGGCTCTGTCGTAATGACAAAAGAAGGTTATAATCTAGTACAAGACGATCTACGCCTTGCAACTGCTGCTGATATCGTTGCTGATCCTTCTGCTCCTGGCGCATTTGTTCAGGGCATCATGGAAAACAAAGAATGGATGTTCGTAGAAGGAAAATTTGTCGAATCGGATATTAGTTATGCTAAACAGCAAATTCGCAAAGCTTCCCGCAGAGATGTTGAATCTGTCGGGCTACAACTTTTTGAAAACTTTCTACGAAAACTTTAAAATTTATAAATAAGAAATCATAAGGAGATATTCAATGGCAACAAACAAACTCATGGAAGCAGCAGCAGAAATTCT